TATTTATCAAACTGTGAACTTGCAATAGCTATAACTGCGTTCGCACCTTGAACGTCATTAAATAAGGCTCTTATCGAAGCAACATTACCTTTAGTTTTATTTGTAACTTCTTGTAAAAAACCAACTAAACCTTTTGATTGTAAGGCTGCGGCATTAAATTCAATTCCAAGTCTATTGGCTTCGTCCCTTGCTATAGCAGTAGGTTTTGAAATATTGGTAATAGCAGAAGCAAGCCCAGTAATGGCTTGTTCGGTTGTTAATGATCTTGCATTTAAGAACGCAATTGTTCCACCAAGTTCTCCAAAACTAACACCAGACTGAGCTGCAACGTTAGTAACTCTCCCCATTGACTGAGACAACTCTTCAAACTTAACACCAGACAATTGAGTTACCGCAACCAAAGTATCTGTGACTTGTGCAGCAGTGACTCCTTGTGATGAATAAGCATTAAATGTTGAAGTTATTAATCTTGCTGCAGTGTTAATGTTAACAAGGCCAGAAAGAGCAGCGTTATTTGCATTTGTTAATATTTTAAAGGCAGTTGCAGTGTCTTCGACTCCATTTGAAACTACTTCAAAAAATCCTTTAGCTTGATCTGTTGCTGACGTTCCAAATCTTTCAGATAGTTTTGCTAAAGCAAGTGATTGATCGTTGGTTATTTTAGTTGTTTTCGGGAGAGTTGAATTAATTTCTGCTATAACCCTCGTGAATTGTCTGAAATCATCAACTGACTTACTAACTACTCCTGATATAACACCAAAAGCCTTTGAAACTGTATTTGCAGCTAAATTCCCTGCAAAAGCAGCAAAAGAAATATCAACTTTAGTGATCTGCTTTTTAGCTTCGTCCCCAAATTCTTCAAATTTTTTAGTTAAATTTGTTAATGCCCTTAACGCATTTTGCTCATCGAGCGAGAGTTCGACTGAGACTGTCCCTTCTGCCATTTTTTCGCCTCTTTTTCCAAGTCCTTTTGATGCTCAAATAAGAGATTATCAAAAAGAGAAAAAACATCAATCAACTTCGCAGGTTGATTTAATAGACCGCCCTCAAATGGTAACATTCCGTTTTTGAAAAAGCGAAACATATCAATTAACCTAAAAACCCCAGAATTGCTCCAATTGGAAGGGCATTTGTAGTAATTTATACCCTCATAAGAGATAATTGGCTTTTGTCTTTTTGTAAAACAACTCTTCCTTAAATCTCTGGCTGATTCTGAATATTTTTTAATGCATTTTTGACAATTGTACTCAGGGGAATAAATAGCCCAAAACGAACTTATTAACGACACATACTCCTTGGCAGTAATTGAATTGAGGTTTTGAATCTCAAAAATCAAATATTGAAGTAGTGTCTTTAATTCTTTGGGTTTACTTCGACCTCAACGCCTTCAACTGATAAGTTTTTATTAGCACACGAGTATATTGGAACAAGTAAATTTGCTGATTGAAATGCACTTAAAAGGTCGTCTGCACATTCATCTGTTAAAACTTCGCTTTCAAAATCTAGTTTAAAATCAGAGTCGTCAAAATGTTTTAACCCTAAAACCTCTACGACTGAAAACTTAATAGCAAGTAATGCCTGTTCTGAGAAATCAGGAATTTCATTCCCTTTGTCCATAATTGTTTTAGAAGCAAGTTGAATTTTTTGAGCATTAGACAATGGCCTAATAGTAACTTTTATTTCACCTTCTTCTGTTTTGCTAGTAAGTCTGATTCGATCTTTTAAAGATAACACTTTCATTTATTTCCCCTTGTTTGTCCGATAATTAATCTTAGTGAATGAATCACAAAAAATAAAGCCCCACCGAAGTGAGGCCCTAATCGGAGGAATCATCAAGGGAATTAGATGAACCCGAGAAAGATAGAATCTTCCCCATCTTTTCTGTATGCCTTAAAAGAAATTGCGTTTGTCATGATGCCGTCCTCGTCCCCATTTGGCATGGTTGTGATTTTCGCTTGAGGGATCCAAAACGCAACAATCTGTTTAAACTCACCAGTCGTGGCGGTCGGATTATAAGCATAACCAAAAACCGAGATGTCATCGTTATTGTTAAACGCATTAAATCTATTTACGTTGTCATCGTCCATATATGGAGCAATTTCGCCAGTGACCATGAACTGAGTGAACCTAGAGGCGAGCTTTCCAGATGGTGAACAAGCTGAAAGAATTTCTGCCTTAGTATTCTCAAGGTTTAGAGTCAAAGAATTATAGGCAACCTTAACACCATTAATCCAAACACAGGCTCCTAGAATAACAGGTGGAAGTGCTTCACCTGAAAAGTCAGGCGTTAATAATGTAGGGAGAGTTTCTGCCTCTTGATCTAGGTCAAGAGCTTCAACCGAGAAGTTCCAGCTAGGAACCGCACCACCTTCCCATGACTCAAGAGATGCAGTGATTGATCGGCAACCAGAAACAGTTTCCTTAATCGCACCACCCATGTAATGAGTGACCGAGAACGTAGGGGCGTTATCAGAATGATGATAAACCGTTACCTTCCCAATCTCAACATTGTCTGCAGGGGCAGAAGTTAAGGCGACCGCAAGAGTAATTGAAGCAGAGCCAAGAGTGTCATCAATTGCACTAACTGGGCGAACCTCATAAGCACCTGCCTCTTTAACTAAAACAATATCACCTTTAGTAAATTTTGAAATGTCAGCGTCTTCAATTTGAAGAACAGTTGCTGTGTTCCCAGTCTTTGTCGTTGTGACGCTTGTAATTTGTCTTTGACCACCTAAGAGAGATAAATAAAGCTCATGTTCTCTTGGCTCATCTCCCTCTAGTTTACCTGCCTTAAATTCCACTGGAACCGCACCTGTAACTTGTTTAAGACCAAGCCTTGATGCTTCAACTTCTATCGTTGCAGAGAGTAAATTTCTTTCAATTTCATCTCTTGAATATTCAAAACCAATTCCCTCTTCGAGAACTTCCACTGCATCAGAAGCAACGGGAGCAACGTATGTTCCTTCTGTGACCTCTTCTTTTAAAAATACTGATGATTTCCCTTTAACTACAAATCCCATATTTCACTCCGTTCTATATTTGATGGTGAATGTTGATTCTATCTTAACATTTTTATTTTCATTATCAATCACTGGGGCATCTAAAGAAAACCCCGAAACAACCTGAACTCTTGCGATCCCAAAGTTGTCTCTCATGATTGCCTTGTAAATTGTTTCATGTGCTTCATATATTGAATAGATTTTTTCATCGGTGTCTAGGTCAGTGTCTCTCTTGTTCCTAAACGAGTCGCCAATTTCTAAGATAAATTCCTGCTCAACCGTTATTGTCCTACAAGTTCCAGACACAAAACTTGCAGATGATGGTTTAATTGCGAAGAACTTTTTACTCTTTGAGTCAGAATTTAAAGATGAATCCCAAACATATTGGCTTTTTTCAAACGTCGGGAGTAACGTTTGCACGTAGGATTCAATGGCATTTTTTATTTCTTCAACTAAACTCATAGTCTTTGAACCGTAATATATTGAATTTTCTGTGCTTCACTTGAGGATATTTTCCCGTCGTCATTTTCATCAATTGATAAAAAATCAGATTCAATTGACTCTGAATAAAGGCGGTCAAAATCTTTTGCCTTTTGATACCACTTGTCTTCAACCTGATCTGATTCGTTAAAGAAAATCATGGAGAGTGCTTTGTATTTTGATGCCTGCCTGACCTCTTCGAAGTTGTGCAGATCAAATTGATCTAATAATTTATAGGCATTTCTTGCCTTGATTGTTTTCCCCTTATTTCTAAGGTAAGTCAGAATGTAATTTCTTGCAGATTGATGATAACCAACGAAAGAACTCTTGCCCTCTGGCAGGTATTCCATGATGTCTGGATATGATTCTAGTAAATCATTATCATCTGAGAACACTAAATTAAGTGCCTTAAGATTAAAGTCTGTGATGTCATTGGTGGTTATCTTGATTCTATACCAAAATAAAACCACTGCATTTAAAATGTGTTGTTCTTGGTCGTCTATGTTTCGTTCCCATGTGATGAAACCAGACTTTTTCAGACCAAATGTTCTATCTATTACGTCTATTGCCGACCAACTTGAGCCGTCCCAATACTCAACCGATATTTCATTTTCTACTAGATGAGGGGCGAGTTCTAAATATAGCTGACCTATTGGCTTATAATAACCAACATAGATTGAATCAGTTGTTAAAAGGTCTTCCGTAAAACCAGTCGATAAAAAGTTTGAAAGAATAAGTGAGTGGTTTGTTGCGTTCTTAAATATTGTTAGCATAAACCCCTTTTAATTAAGTGCCTCGACTATCATATTGAGTTCTGTGACCAATAAGTTGTTAGCGTTTGTTGCGTTTGCTATCCATACTTCTAAAAAATCATTAGCAGTTAATTCAACAATTGCCTGACAAGGAAATGATTCATTTCGTCCCGTTGCAGAAGTTGTTGCCTGTGCTTCTGATTCTGCAATTGTAGTTCCGTTTTTAGCAATTCTAATAAGTATTGTCGTGGCGTTTGTAGTAATTGCTTGAGCAGAACAAAAAGCAGTCGCTCTAAATGCCCTAACAATTCCACCTGTATAAGTTAATCTATTATTTGTGTGGTCAAATTTTTGGTTAATTGTTGATGGAGTAGTTGTGCCAAGTATTTTTTCGAAGACGTTTGTTGTGGCGATTGGGTTTTGAGTAGTGTTGTTTGTGTAATACATCTGCCCAATTTCTGCACTATTGCCTACGCCCTTACAGTTTGAGAATAGAGCTTTATTGTCCGTGTATTGCACACCTGCCGTGTAGGTTGCCCCTCCGCTAAAATTGATGGTGTCCAGAATGTAACCCTCGACTGGTACCACGGCATTTACATCAACATTTATTGCAGTAGCTCCACCAAAAGCCACGAAGGAAGAATAGATAGCTCTTATCCTTCTAGTAATTGTTAATGTGCTTGGAAAATTTAGAGTTGTTTGCCCTGCTACACCAGAAAATAGACATTGCTGAAAACCTACTGTTCCAATAGTTCCATCGAACGTCATTCCAGATGAATTTAATAATGCACAATCACTCATAATAAAATTACTATAACTTTTTATTGTTCCAACACCAGAACCGCCATTACTTGAATTACAATTAGTAAAATTCACCCCGAACCAATCTATAGCCTGATTTGCATTGCCAGTAGCATCAAGATTTAATGCTGTCCCATGAGTTATAGAAATATTCCTGATTGGAATAGACCAAGCAGAACTTAAGAGTGCAGTATTTGCATCTAATCCCGTTGAGATTAAAAAACAATTCTCTGAGCTTCCACCGATGATAGTCGTGTTCTGTCCACCGACAAGTCGATCACCTGTTAGGTCAATTGTCTTAGTAATAAAGTAAGTAACATTATCTGCAAGAGTGATGACTCCATTTACCGCAGTTGGTAGATCATTCTTATTATTTACAAATTTAAGCTCTGGGTCAGGTAACTTTAAAAGAATATCATTGATTTGATTTTGAAGACTTGTTTCAACTGCAGATAACTCCGCATCGGTTGTCATCTCGCCATCAATAAACTTCCCTCGAATATCTAAAGGCATAACACCTCTTAAAGTAGTGAGGGCAATTTCTGCCCCCACATTAAATTAATTACTAAGCTAAATACTGGTAACGAACATAGATGTTATCGTTAGCATCTAATTGTGATTGGCCAGGAGAAACAAGATCACCTGCAAATGTGATTCTAGTAACACCGCCAACAACTGAAACTGTAAAGTCTTCACCTTGGTGAATCGCAAGTCTATCAACAAAAGCATGGATAGATTCATCAATTGCATTTTGTGCAAGATCGACATAACCGTTAGAAATGTTCGTTGCGGTTAGGTCAAATTTTTGTCTTGTCCAAACTGGCTCAAGAGCATTTTCTAAAGTAGAAACTCTTGCATCTAAAGCATTTTCTGCGTTAATTGCTCTTGTTTCTTCTGCATCAACATCGGCTATTCTATCCAAAATTTCTTGAGCAAGATCAGATGCGACCGCATTAATATCACTCTGCAAAAGACCTTCTGCAGATAAAGCTCTAGATTCCTCGGCATCAACATCTGCAATACGGTCAAGAATTTCCTGAGCCAAACCATCTGCAACAACTTTAATTTGTGCATCAAGTTTTGAGTCAGCATCTTTTAGAGAAACTGCAGAGCCAAGATAATTTGAACCAACTAGTGCAGTATAAGAACCATCTGTTCCAAGACCTGCTCCAACTTGAGTGGCATCTAATTCAGACTGAACAGAAGCAACACCACCAGATGAAAGGGCAGAAATTTCTTGGTCAACGTATGCTTTAGTTGTAAGCATTTCTGGCATTGTTGGCATGGCAGGAACAGGGCCATTTACACCGTCATCATAAGTTAAAATCATTGAATCAAAATTAACTTCTGCGTGGTAAATTACTCCTGCATTTTCTTTTTCAAGAACAATTGAACCACCATTAAATGTGCCATTAAAATTATCACCAGAGCCAAGGTCTGAACCGTTTAACATTATCGAACCAAATTCAACTTGTGTGTAGTTTTGGTTATTAACGTTGTCTTCAACTCTCAAGATGCCAGACATTGTGTCGCCTGACTTGTTTACCTTTTCACTTTGAAGGTTAGAAATGTTTCCTTCTGCAGTTGTTAGTCTGCCATCAATCCCTGCAACCGTTGCATCAACACCATCAATTCTTGTGTCGAGGTCAGAAGCTAAAAGGGTGATTGCACCATTGAGGTCACTGTCTGCTTGTTGAAATGCTGTAACGATTTCAGATAAAGAGTTAAGAGCAACACCATCAACGTTTGATAATACGTTATCAACTCTAGTGTTTACATCTGCAATGTCAGAAGCCAATGCACTTTCTGCGGCCAACGCTCTTGATTCTTCCGCAGTTATTTTACCTTCGATGTCTGCAACAACATCATACTCAACACCAGAACCGTCGAGTTTTCTAATTGTTTGACCGTTGAGTAATAATAGTTTCGACCCGTCCACTTGGTCATTGCCAATAAACTTTTTTTGTAATTGTTGTGCCATTTGTTACCTTCCTATGGTTTAGTAATGAATTATGAGGGTGTCATTTTCCTCAATGAAATTATCAAGCCCAAGCCCGTTCCAATGCAAGACATTATTTGTGATTTGATAATCTATCCCATTTAACTGCGTTATTCCACCGACGAACTCAAGCTCAACCTCACTCGGAAACGGAGGAATTGAGTTTAAAGTTATTTGTTTGTTTGAGATGTCTAGTGCGGTAATAACGAACTTATAGGTTTTCTTGCCTACACCTGATCCAACTGGAACACCGCCTAAAGTTTCCCCGTCGCCAGTATACAAGAGACCATTTGTTAAATCATAAACAACTTCCGAAATGGACAACAATAAGTTTTCCCTTTCGCTTGATGAAATTCTTGGTGCTTTAAATATTCCCACTTAATCTGTTCCCTTGGTCGATAGTAGATAATTCATTCTCTCTCGAACCGAAGTCAATTTGCAAGTCACCGCCCGAACCCAAATCTAAAATAGAAATATCAATCATCTGATCGGGCGTTTGTTTCCAGACAAGTATAATCAATGAAGGGTCAAAATCCCACATCAAATCCTCGTTTTTTGAACCCTTGTAACAAATGATCTTGCAGGGGTTTCGTAGGTGGTCAATACTGTCATGACTAGAATTGAATTTTTATAGTACGAATGAAGAGTCGTGTAATTAGTTGGTTTAGTTGTTTGAATATCGTCCCAATCTGGGTCACTCGAAATTCTGGTGGTTACAAATGGGAGGTGATTTGTTTCGAAATCAACTTGATCTGCACTGCCATCTTTTGCAATAAAACACTCAAAATTAATCTGACCATCAATCGCAAGAATATGATAAGCATCAAGTCTTGAATCTCCCAATAGAATTTGGAGACCTCTTGCTTGAACAATATTTAGAAAGTCTGAGTATGATCTTTTTAATTTCATTCATACTCCTTAAAAGAAATAATCCCATAAAGAGAAGCATTATTAGTTAAAGGAATTGATGTCATGCTCATGATTTCAGAATTGCCGTCAAAATCATTTCCTAGAAATAAATCCCAAAACTTAGATAATAACTCTAATTTTTCAGAAGCCTGCAAATTGCCCTTCATATAAAATTCTGCGACCACATCACCACCAGTCCATGCAGTCGCACTTGCATCTCTTTCGCAAAATGAATTAGGTATTGGAACCCATACCGCCCCTATTAGGGTTGGTTTATGTATGACCTGAACAATGAAATCATCTTGTGAAGTTGAAAAGGCATTCATATCTAATATCTGAATAGGTATGTCTGTCTTGCCTGCTTGCTTTCTTATTGAAATTATCGGGTAACTTACTCCTGCCACTGGTAAAATTCTCGGAGTTGTGCCGTTACTTGCAACGTGCAAATGACCATGCTGAGAAACTGCACCATTAGAAACAAGCGAGCAACAAGTAAATTCCATGAAACCAGATGTTCCATCGCTAATTACTTCTGCCTGAATAGGTAAGGTTCCTGTCTGAGAATAAAGGCTTGTCAAAATATTGGCGTGGTGAAACTCATGAACTCGGTAAATTTTGCCGTTTACCACAAAACCAAATACTGCGGTTCCAGAGCCGAGCCATTGGTATTGCATGAACAGAATGTTTTGCTTAGACAAATCTAGGTTCACACCACTTGGATTTGTTAAGTAATCACCAGAGCCGTTCATTTTATCAATGTTCCAGTCTGACTGAGGAACAATGTTATCAACCACCGAACCAGATATTGATGATCTTATGACAACCTCTGTGACACCGTTTCTTGATTGCAAAAAGAACCCGTTTCTATCATCGAATAGGCCAATTCTTTTGGTGATACCATTCGTTCCACCTTGGAAGTTGAATGAAGTCGTCAAGGCATTAGTAAATGCAGGCGAGTAAGGAAAATAATTTCTTGATCGAAACTTGGCCCGAGACCCTATTGTAGATGTAACGGTTAAATTTACAGAGGCTCTGTTAGAATTGTGGGTTATTGTTGCACCCAAATCTAATTTTTGAATAAAGACTTTTGTTTGTAGCGAATATTGAAATGAAGAATCAAATAAAAGACGAGGTGGTGCTACCTTTAATCGACCAAAAGAATCATCAACCCCCAATGTCATTGGGATTGGGTCGTAAATTCCTTGTTCAATCTTGGTTGCAACCCTAGAGAGATTACCAGTTAAGGTCGATCGAAACTTATCATACTCTCGTTCTTGAATGTTTGATTGCATCATCACCGCCCATGGTGATCTTATTATTCACAAGTAGTGATTAAAAGTCACTCTTTTGCCTGTCTTAACTTTTCAGAGACAACCATTGAGTCAAGGTCGTTAAAAAACCAAGCAAAATGCTCTTCCCCATCAAAACCAAGGGAGAGGTATTTAACCTCTCCCCCAAGTTCTTGCTGTAATTTTAAGAGTTCAAATCTTAGTTCCTCTTTTGTTTTCGCAGAACGAAAATCAGGAGAAACAATTGATGACCTTGATCTCATTATACTCCGTCGTTGTAACCGATAATAAGAGCAGATTTTCCTGCAGCAGCAGTTCCTTGAGCAATTTGGAGTGCTTTGACACCATACAATTGATCTAGGGTTCTAATCATTGCCCCTGCGCCATATTGAACAGCTTTTTGCTCATCGTAAGCAGGTGCTTTTTGTAGAGCAAATGCTAAACCATCTCTTTCTGCCATGAAAAATTCATCATCAGTAAGGATAGGAGCTTCAACTACTGGAACACCATAAACTGAACCGATAGTTCCAGTTGGGATTACAGCGTTTCCGTAGATTTGAGCTTGAGTAAATTCTGAAATTTTTAACATTGCAGTTCTTTGAGTAGGTGAAATGAAAAGAGCCACTTGGTCTTTTCTTGCAAAGTTTTTGCTAAGGTATTCGATCATTTCAAGAACTAGGTCTCTAGTGATGTCGCCTGTTGCAGAAACTTCTGTTCTTGCAAGCATAGCAGCATCAACAAGGTCTCTGTCAAATTGACGACCATGAGCACTAGCAGCTAAACGAACTGTCTCAAGTTCCCAATTAAGAGTCGACTGAATTTCATCAGAAGGGTCAATAACCCAAAGGACTTGTTTGTTTTTATTAAGGTCTAAAGTGTCAACCGAAGCTGTTACAACTTGCTCAGTACCTGCAGACCCAGAAGACCTGTCAAGAACAGAGAAAGAAGACAATTTAGGGAATGAAACAGATTTTACTCCTTTAACTGCAAAAGAAGACTTGTCAGAGAAAAATCCAGCTAGCTGAGCCTGAGCTTTAAGTTCTCTTTGTGCCATCTCAACAATTAAATCCATCTTTGTTGGTGCCATCTGCGTATTTGCTATAAGTGCCATTTGTTACCCCTTCTTTTGCCCAAATAATTCATGGGCCATATTAATTAAGTCTTTAGTTTCTAGTGATCGCCAATCTTTACCTGTCTCGAAAGAAAAAGAAGGTTTTTTTGTCATCACTGTGGTTACTTCTGGCTTCGCTATATAATGTGGTTTTGCTTTTAAAACAGTTTCCACATATTCTTTTACGCAGTCTTCACTCACAGTTAATTCGTCGTGATCTATCCCTCTTTTTAAAATTTCAAAATACTGGGGCTGATTTAAGACATCATCAACATCAACAACATTAGTGGCATATTTTGAAACTGCTTGCCTAATTCTGCTTTGAAGAATTTCTTGTTTAAGTTTTTTTGTCTCATTAGAAAGTTTTTCTGCTTTTTTTCTTTCAAGCTCAAGAACTTTTGAAACATCTTTTTCCTTAGAAAGAAGTTGTTCTTCTCTTTCAGCTTCTAGTCTTTTTGTTTCAGCCTCTAGTTGC